AGGCTTGAGCCTCAATTAACGTAATCCCGGTAAACGTGCCCGTAAAAGACACCCCGGAAATAGACCCACCAGTGATAGTTACACTGCCCGCATCCTGCGTGGCAATCGTACCAAGGCCGAGGTTAGTGCGAGCCCCCGAAGCATCAGATGCACCCGTACCGCCATCAGCTACAGGGAGGTCCGTAATACCAGAAATGCTACCACCTGTAATGCTTACATTTGAAATGCCGACATGGCCTGTGCCATTCGGAGCGAGCGTGAGATTTCCATTGGTGTCGAGCGTGCGAATTGTGTTGCCGTCGAACTGGATGTTCTCGACGGACATGGAAACGGTACCGATCTTAACGGCAGTGGGCGTACCCGTACCGCTGTAGATAATTTTTTCAGTCGCTTCAGGCCCGCCGTCAACGTGTAGTAGCTGACTATAGGTACTCGCGATTGTTGAGCCGGTTAGGTTAGAGGCCATGGCGCACCTTTAGAAAGCAAATATGTTGACTTCGATGTTGTTAGTTCCCAGCACCGGAGGCGAAGAAAACGATAACGTCACGCCCGAAACACTGTAGGTGTTCTTCTGTTGATACACGCCGCCGACGAAAACCATAGTGCTGTTCTCGTTGGTCGGGGCTTTTGTCAGCGTAAAATCTGTTTGGGAGCCGGTTCCGTTAAATCGGTTGACCACAACGCCCATATCAGCCCCAACTGCTGCTGCAAGTTGAGATCGAGAAATCCTTTTCGTGGTGTCCGCGTCGGTATCAAAAATGAGGAAATCATCGTCGTTCGCCGTACTGGCGCCCGAAATTGCAGTAAGTCCGGGGATACGCTTAGCGGTCATCACTAGCTCCTGAAAAACGGGGGGCTTCGGCCCCCCGGTGCATTAGGACGGCGTAACGGCGTTGGCGCCGTCAGCATCGACCCAGGTCGAGTTTGCATTGGCGCCGGTCGCCACTTTCAGCTTGCTGTTGGTCGTGTCGAAAACGACAGTCCCTGCAGCTTTGCCGGAAGTGTTGATGGTGTCGGCGATGTCAGCAATTTCCGTAGCTGCTGCCGTGCGGAGCTGGACGTAGCCAGCCGTTGCATCGACATTCCCGGTCAGAGTACCGGCCACAGCCGTCGCCGATAGCGAGTCAATGGTTGCATTGATCGCCGTCAGGTTAGAGTGGGTAATGCCTTTGTAGACAGCCATTTTAGCCTCCTAGAAAGGAGGGGGCCGGAGCCCCCGTCCTTAGTTGCAGTCGGCCACAACGGCCCAAACGCGAACGACAGCCGTGTCGATGTTGTTTTGGTCAAGCGTAATCATGATCTTATCCGCCGAACCATAAAACACCGGAGCTGCCACGGTGGCGCCGTTAGCGGCCACAGAGTTGAGGTTCACGTTCGACATGTAGGTCGTAGCGCCGCTTCCGTCGCCAACGTCCATAGTCGCCGTAGCCCCTTCTGCAGTCGTAACGTCTGCACCAACCATCAAGACCGTGGTGCCCGCAGGAAGCGGGATCACATCAAGCGTGTCAGTAGCAGCCAGAGCAGCAGCACCGGCAGCCGAACGAGCGGCTGCGATAGCAGCGAAGTCGAGGACGACTTCCATTTTGACTACGGGCATATCCATTGCGGGATAGGCTGCAGTCCCCTTGTTAAAGCCGAGAGAATCGGTATATGCGGTCATTTCAATGCCTCCTTAACGTCAGGCGATTAGGCGAACTGGATGACGGACTGGGCCAGTGCCTCGGGCTTGACGACCTTGTAACCATACACCTGAAGACCCCGGATGATGTCACCGAAGGTGGTCTCGGAGCGGATGGTTTCCATGTTCGTCATCTGAGAGGCAAAGGTGAAGCCCATCTTGTGACCAGCGATGAGGTTGTACTTACCGCCAGAGTCCACCTTGAGGTTGTGGCTGACGTAGACCGTGAAGCGGTCGATCATACCAAGACGACCGTTACGGACGATGGAGGTACCGTCACCCGTGAGGGAGGCGTCTTTCAGCTCGGACTTCTTGATGAGGCCAGCCAGTTTAGCCGGGATCACCACAAACCGATCCTGCTCGGGGCAGTTGGCTTCGTCGAGCACGGTGCCGAGGTCAACCATGAGGTCAACAACAGCGGTCGTGCCGCCAGCGCCGTCCTTGGTCACCTGCAGCGGGGAAGCCGTGGTGCCGAGGTTGAAGGAGGAAGACTGCTCACCAGCCGTAGCACCTTTGTTGAAGGCACCAATGTCGGGGAGGAGGTCAGTCAGCACACGCTGGTCGATCTTGATCTTCATACGCTCGGAGGCGTCCTTGGACCAAGTATCCATCAGGTTGATGTCCGACTGCACCTGATCCACATCGTCTTCAACGCAAGCGAAGTATTCGCCCTTGTCGATAACGAGCTGGATTTTCGGCTTGTCGGGGTTTTCCACGGTCAGCGCCTGACCCTTGACGTAATCACGGATCGTGATTTCGGGGGTCGTGCGGATGTTTACCGTGTCGCCAAACTGGCGAATTTCGCCCTCATAGTCGGTATTGGAGATGGCGGCGAGAACCGTTGCATCATAGAAGTTCTCGATCATCTTGCCCGACCAGATTTCGGGGATGAAGTTGCCGCTGTAGTTAGGGCGGCCAGGAGATACCGGATAGCTCATGATTAAAATCCTCTAATCAAGCACCAACTTGGATGCGACCTTCGCGTTGAGCCGCAAAGATGTCGCGTTCGATTTTGTTCCTCTCCTGCTCGCGGCCTTTGTACTTCCCTGAGCGAACATCGTCAAAGAACTTTTGGATGTCCTGGGGGGAGTATACCTTACCTTTACCGGATTGCGGACTACCCGCACCGCGTGAGCGGCCAGGGGCAACCTGCTTCTCCAGCTCAGAGCTTTGAGCGGAACGCTTGGGTTGAGCAACAGTGGCTTGTCCATTACGCTCAAGCCAGGTACGGAAGAAGCTCGCGACACGGCGGGGATCAAGATTCCGCTGTGCATCCTCCAAGTACGCTTGGCGCGTAGAGCCGGTCATGGGGTCAACTTCAAGCAACCAACTTTGGAAGTCTTGATTGTCGTTCACCTCACGCCAGTTCGGCACCATTGATCCAAGGTCGGCCCAGAACTGTTGCTCAGAGGATACAGCCTGCCGCTGCGCAAGTGATTGCACCTGCGGAACCACATTGGTCTGCATCTGCCGAACAAGACCCTCTAACTGCGCAATGCGCTGCGCGACGGCGCCGAGTTCTTCTCGGGTGACCTTACGCATCACATCAATCGAATCGCCGTAGTCCTCTACGTCCTTGTCAGACAAATACTTCTGAGCCTGAGCGGGCTGTTGAGGGGCGTTCTGCTGTGCAGAAAGAGAAGCCAGTAGCTGTTCCATTTGCTGTACGCGGCCCTGAAGCTCCCGGTTCTGCGAGTGCATGCGGGGTACTTCAGCGTTGTACATGCCTTGGAGCGTGCGATACTTCTGGAGAAGAGTTTCCTCCGACGCTTTGTCGTCCTCAGACTTGTGCTCCCCGGTCGAGGACGGAGCAGCATTGTCCTCCGCAAAATTCTCGTCGGCTTCGTAGCGGTCTGCCTCAGCAGCTTCAGAAGTGGTTTCCTCGGCGGACTGGTCGTCGCCGGTCGTACCATCATCGTTCAACTGCTTGTACAGTTCCTGTACTGCCTCGGTCTGCTTTCGGACTTGCTCTGGAAGGGCCATGTTTTACGCTCCTGTCGGTATGCGTGATTAGACGGCGAGCTATAGCTTTGCCGCTATCTCAGGGGATTGTTGAACTAATTGGGTGATTTCACCCAGAACTTGGCAGCGTCCCTGACCGACCGCCACGTTCTCTACTGCGCTTGGGAGCCGCTTCAGCTCTCGCATTTGCCAATCCTCCAGCCACTCCAGAAGCTCCGGGTGCTGGCGAGAGACAAGGGCGAGGGTCTTAATGACCTGCGGCGAGGGCCTAATCATACGGCCCTACCGCTTGCCCGGCTCTGAACGGTGTTTGCGTCCATGCCTCCTTTGGGAGAACCATCAGGTTGCGTCGGCGCCCCGCCTTCCGCTGGCTGTCCTGCAGCCGCTTGGGCAAGTGCCGCTTTGGCCTGAACGCGGTCCTTGAAGTCCGCTTTCTCCCGAGAAGGAATGATCTCATCCACCGGCATTTGCAAACCTTTAGCCACCTCGCGAAGAATCGCAGCGCGGCCATCCTTACCAAGAATCTCTGCATCAATCGGATTCGCCGTGGCGTTGAGGAACTCAACGCGGCGCACGTTCACGGTCTCCTTGACCGCTAGGTTGATAGCACCCCGTGCAAGCACTTCGGCGTCGCCCTTGATGGACTCGTCCTCGTCGTACCGCATGTTGTACACGAACTGACGCATGACGATGGGCTTCACCACGTCGGAGTCGATGTGCATCACCACTTGGCGAATGCCCTTGCCTGCGGCGCCCATAAGCATGGACAGACCCGAGGAAGTACGCCCGGCGCCCTGGACGTTGAGGTCGCCATAGACGTAGGCCGGAATGCCCGAGTGGTCGTCGGCAAGGCGGCTGAACTTCTCATAGACCGCCATCAGCTCGCTGGCGCGGGAGTCAGGCTGGGTGAAGCGAATCGCCGGGGCGCTGGAGCCCGTGGGATCATTGATGGTCTGCCAGATTTTCCACGGAGCAAGCTGGGTAATATCCTCGTTCGGCGGCAGCCGCTCGACGTTGACCTCTACTTGGGGGCCAGAAGATATTCCCATATTGTTGACCAAAGCTCGCGCAGCCGCGTTACAAACGCTTTGCAAGTCTTCGATAATCTTGGGAATACCTTTACCCCAAAAGGCTCCGGGGCATTTAATGAACGAAGTCTTGGCATAGGGCTTTTCTCCCAGCGGGTCGTAGTTAAGCACGGCCTTGATGGCGTAGTTCCCCACTACCCAGACGTTCGCGTCATACTCCTTGGCCGGGTCAGGCACCTCGTCTTCCGACAGGCCCCACTCACGAAGCATGGAACCACTGACCTTACCCCAGAACTCAAGGGCGTCGAACTCTGTCGTCGGACGCATGTAGGAGTAATACTTCCGCTCCTCCTCGTCCTTCATCAGCTCAACGTCTTCGTTGATCCACGACTGGCCGTTGCCTTCTTCCAAAATCTTCCGAATTGCATCGTCGTCATAGCCCGGTACACCAATCAGCTCTGACAGCTCGGTCCGCGACATGC